ACAACGTTATGCAAAGGTCCTTGCGAAAGACGTTCACAGCGATTTCGATAAAATTTCCGAGAAACTTAAACATAATGAGCTATGAAAAAAGTATTATTATTGGCTGTCGTCTGTCTGGGGCTGACAGCATGTGAGAAAAGTTACGTGGAGAATGGCAGCGGTGAAACCGCTGCGTACGGAGAAGACGGAGAAGACGGCGACGACGGCGGAACCATTGCTAAAAGTAAGAAGTTCACATTTACACTGAAGGGCGACTTCGGTGACGAGTGGAAAGCTGTCGGCTCTCGTGCTTACCTTGCCGCTGACGGCAAAGACCTCACCGACGTGTGGGTACTCGACTATGTAGGTGGTGAGCTGGTGCAACAGATACACCAAGACGACAATACGGCTGAGGACTTCGGTAAGCCAGTCCTGCAGTTGGCTTATGGTGAGCATCACGTCTATTTTGTGGCTTCGCGTGGAACTACACCTACCTTGAACACCACCGCTGGCACAATTACCTGGGCAAAACCCAGCGATACATTCTACAAGGATTATGAAGTCAATGTCGTAGCGACGAGTAACGGCAACAGAGCCGTGACACTTGACCGCGTGGCAACAAAACTAAAACTTACTATTACCGACGAAATACCCGCTACCTGTGCTGAGGTTGGTGTAACACCCTCCACTTGGTACTATGGTTGGAATTATATATCGGGTACTCCGACGGCATCACAACAGACGGAGCGAGTGATTACAGTGCCTGCAAACGTAATAGGTACAAGCGGAGAGTTAGTTGTGACAATATTCGGACTCAGTTCTGCCGACGAGTGGACTACCAACGTAACCGTCAGCGGTAAGACCTCCGCCCATGCCGTGCTTGGTACCGCTACAATTACCGATGCACCCTTCTGTGCGAACAGATCCACTGAATATTCCGGACCGCTGTTCGGTGCGGGAGGCGTTGCTACGATGTCACTCAGTAGCGAGTGGCTTGACAGTCATATAGGAACGTGGTAAAACAGAAACAGCGAGGACTTACTCCTCGCTGCTTTTGTGTTGCATATTGAGTTGTCGCATTTCCTCTTGCAGTCGCTTCACTTCGTCGTCGGTAGGTATTTCGCTTACGATGCGCTGTCGCTTATCCCAAGGGAGCGGTAGAATGTCGTGCGGGCTTGTCAGTCCATTTTCCTGCATCCACTTTGAGCCGTTTTGCGCGAGCATGCTGATGTGAGCGTGCCAACGTATTGCGCTCCACATTTCGCGGTTGCGACGGTTGTAGCCTCTGATGATGCTACGCAGCTCCCACAGTCTGATGTCGTGAAGAAACTCCTTTCGGCTGAGTCCTATTTCACCCACCACTATCATATAATAGTCGTGGGCTGTTATGCGTTTTTTTCTTTGCCCTCCTTCTGTTCCTCTTCGCCAGTCTGTTGCTGTTCTTCCTTCTCCGAGTTGCTTACTACTGCGGGAATTTTCGTAAACTCTACGAGAAGTTCTGATATTATGAGGTAGGCATTGATGACCTGTTGAAGTGCGTCGAACCCTTTGTCGCCGATGATGTCCTCGATGGTGAGGTCGGTGTCCTTATTGGCAGACAATACCGCTGCCATAATAAGAGCTATTCTATCCTTCAGTGTTTCCTCAGTGCTTGCGAAGAAACTCTTGCCCGTGATTTCTTCAAAATTCATGATGGTCTGCATATTAACCACCACAGCATACTTTTTCCCGTTAATTTCAATTTCTTTCATGATGATGATGTTTTGTTTGTTATAACTAAAAAACCACCCGCGCCGCTCATCATCATGGCTGAGGAAGAGACGGGCGGGCGGTTCTGAAATTCCTTAGTCGCCGCTGTTCGCGTTTGTGTTCTGGCTTGAAGTACCTGGAACAATCGGACCATAACCAGCCAACGTGTAGTTGTAGGTTGTGTTCTGTTTGTTCGGCGCTTGTGCCTGCAGGTTGGTGAGCTTAGCCTGACCGTGCGCAATTTCCTCGACGATGGTACGGTTGTTATCACCCTCCATTACACAGATTTTCCAGTTGAACACCTGGTTCTTCAGTGATCTAACAAACTCGAAGAAAGGCAGCGCGTTCGTATTGAGGCTGTCGTCCTCGGTAATAACAAGTGCACTACCTGTAATCTCATAGCCGAGACTTGTCACCTCGAATTCCAGGTCATCGCCTGTAGTATCTTTCGTAGAGCTCTCTTCAGTCTGCGCTGTGCCGTGAAGAGACATCTGTTTCGCTGCCGCTACTACTACTTCGGTGTCATAGTTTACAGGTGCGAGCAGCAATCTTATGTACTGTCCTCTTTTCATACTGTTTCAAGCCCCCCCGTGCCCTGGAATGATAGTGAGGTATTGACCGTTTCTCGGTCGTTGAAGTTCATAACGAAGTCATTGACCAAAGCCCGTCCTTGACGTGCGAAGGGTGCCTCCTGCGGTGTAGCGTTTTCGCTGCCTGCGGTCTGGTCCCACCCGATGCCGACTGGCTGTGCTGCGATGAACATAGAGATTATAGAGCGCAGCTGTGCTGTTTCGCTCTGTTTAGTGTCAACTTGTGCGCTCCACTGGTTGCTCACAACGTCCTCCTGATTGAACATCCCCTCAGTGTCCTTCGTCGAGGTGTCCTCAGTATTACCTTGTAGAGTTATGGAACAATTCGTTGCCTCTGGAAAGACGCTGCCGTCCTTCAGCAATCGAAAGTTCTGACCTTTAATTTTACTCATTGTCGTTCTTAATTATACAATTATACGTTATTGCGGAATGGTAGCAGGGCTTTAACCAGTCCCAGCCGACGCCGTTAGATTGTACCGATTCAAGTATTGGCACCTCCTTGTCGTCATCGTCGAGTTCACGAATGTAGTCGGCTATTGCTTTTCTGCACATGCGCATCAGCTGCTTCACGGCTTTAGGACTTTCGGCATCCACCTCGACACTTGCCTGCACACGGTCTTCGTCAGATTCCCACGTGTAGTCCTTGTCTTCAGGGGTATTCTGTAGTCCATCGTCGGTGATGATAATACACGGCAGCGGAGTGTTGTCGTCCTCGTCAGGACCTACCTCAAAGCAGGTGGATACGATGCGACCACCAACTGCCTGCATTATGTCGGCATCAGCCTTCAGCGCATTGTACAAAAGTTCATCTACTGCTATCATTTCCTTTTTCTCTAAAAAACCGACTGCCGGACAACCTTTGCTGTTGCATCGGAGCCGACAGCCGGTGGTTAAGAACTATGTAAGAGAGTGTTAGCCGCCAATCTCGTTAGAAGATGCTGGCTCTACGAGCTTGAAGATCTTGAATGCGTCGGCGAGCGCCAGGTTGGTGAGCGACCACTTTGTGTGGAGCACGAACTTGGTCTCGTTGCTCGATGCGAGAGTCAGAGGATCGATGGTGAAGCGAACCTCACCGTGCTGGTTGGCTGCGAGGTAGTTCCAGGGACCCATCTCGAGGCGGTACTCGCCTGTCTCCTGAGTACCATCAGCCTTGGTGTTGATGTACTCGGTTACATAAACGGGATCGCCGTCGATCTTGCCGTTCTCCATGATGAAACCACCCTGACCGTTGGCTTTAGGTGTAGTCTCGAGGAGAGCACGTGTCTTATTGTCGCAGACGTAAGCGAAACCGCTCATGTCAACGCCAGTGGCAGCGATGAGAGCCTTCTGCTCCTTGATTTTCTTGTAAGAAACAACGAGCTCGGTTGGAGTGGCGTTCTTGAATGGACCCACGAGACCAGTCCAGTTGGCGGGGCTGAAGGTCTTTTTGTTCAGGTAACGCATAACAGCAAGACCCATCTGAGTCTGAACGAAAGATGCCAGGTCGAAGGTAGCCTCGTCGATAGCCTCGTTAGTTACCTTGATGGTGATACCAGAGCCGTAAGGAACGGCAGTCTTGTTGTCGAAGTCGATGTCCTTGTCGTTCAGGGCAGCAGCCTCGGCACGCTCCTCTACCTCCACGTTAGTGGTGGCATACGGCCAGAGCAGATTACCTGTCACGCCGGTCTGCACCTTTATGCCTACCTGGTTCCAGATAAGACCCTTCTCCAGCAATGGCAGCAAGCCAAAGATGGTGGTTGCCTGAGCACCCGCACTGACGATATTGTTCTTGTCGCCTTCGGTCAGGATTGAGAGGCTGATTTCGCGTGCCTGCTTGTGCTCGATGGCATCTTTGGCAATCTCGCGCAGCTGCTCGCCAATGCTCTTGCTTGGAGCTGGTTTCTCGAGCGCTTTCAGCTGAGCTTCACGCACCTCTACCTCGAGCTGGCGGCTGATGTTCTTGTACTCACGCTCCAGCTGAGCAACTTCCTGCTTCTGAGCGTCTGACAGTTCACGAACCTGTGAGAGTTCTCCCAGGCGGTCGGCCTTCTCGCGGAGAGTGGCCTTCAGTTCTTCGATTTTTTTCATACAAATTC